ATGATTTAGAAGTGCCAGATAAAATCAAAAAGGCAATCAAGTCCGAGTTTCAAACTGTATTGAAACTACTCAATTATGGTGCAATGGCACAAGATATCTTCCGCAGATATTATGTTGATGGTAAAATGTATTACCATATTATTATCAACCGTGACGATCCAACACAAGGTATTAGAGAGTTACGTTATATCGATCCAAGAAAACTACGCAAAGTTCGTGAAATCAAGAAGAAAAAAGATGAGCGTACTGGTGTAGATATTATGAATGTTATAAATGAATACTATATTTTCAATGACAAGGTTACTACTGGTAGTTCTTCTAGCTTTGGTCCTGTTGGGGTCCGTATTACGACTGATTCTATTATCTCTGTCGTGTCTGGCCTTATGGATTCTCGTAGAGCTGTTGTTTTATCGTATCTTCATAAAGCAATTAAACCTCTAAACCAACTAAGGATGATTGAAGATGCAACTGTTATCTATCGTATCTCTCGTGCTCCTGAGCGCCGTATATTTTATATTGACGTTGGCAACCTTCCTAAATTGAAGGCAGAACAATACTTGCGTGATATCATGGTCAAGTATAAGAACAAAGTGGTATATGATGCGAACACCGGAGAAGTCCGTGATGACCGTAAGTATATGTCCATGTTAGAAGATTACTGGTTGCCACGTAGAGAAGGTGGAAAAGGTACAGAAATTACTACACTACCTGGTGGACAGAACCTGGGTGAGCTAGAGGACGTAAAATACTTTGAGAAGAAACTCTATAAGGCATTATGTGTTCCAGTCTCCAGATTGAATCCAGAGAGTTCTGGTTTCTCTTTAGGTCGTGTATCAGAAATCACACGTGACGAATTGAAGTTCACTAAGTTTGTGGACCGTCTACGTAACAAATTTGCAGACTTGTTTGATAAGGCATTGAAGACTCAATGTGTATTGAAAGGTATCTGTACAAATGAAGAATGGGCAGAGTTCAAAGAACACATCCATTATGACTTCATCAAAGATAATAACTTTGCAGAGTTGAAAGATGCAGAGTTGATGAAAGAACGTTTGAGTTTATTGGGTGCAGTTGATCCATATGTTGGTCGTTATTACTCTCAAGCATGGATTCAACGTCATGTATTACGTATGAACGATGACGAGATTAGTGAAATGACTTCTGAGATGGAAGAAGAAAAGGCAATGGGTATTGGTTTACCAGTTGGTGTTTCTAATGCCGCTATGCAACAACAAATGGTTGGGGACATTGAAACTCAACAACAAGCAGAATTACACAATGCTACAGATGATGAACAGGTAAGTGAAAGCATTATAAGTAGATTGAAACAAGTATTATAAATAATTTACCGGAGAAATAAATGACAGACCTAACTAGAAAAATTATTGATTACTCATCAAGAGATGAAGGCGCAGATGCACGTGAAGCATTCTATGCGGCTTTACATGATAAAGTTACCACACATATTCAATCTCACAAAGAAGCAATTGCAAAGACTTTGATTCAACCTGAAGAAGAAGTAGTAGTTGAACCGCAAGAATAATAGGACAACAAAATGGCAAATAAATTTACATATCAGATTCTGAGAGATACTACAACCGATGCAGTTATCAAACTAACTGGTACGTTTGATGGTACATCTGGTCAAGAAGCAAACAATTCTAGAATTCAAGCAAACACTTTGTTTGGTGCACTAGATGCAAATAACAATTTGTTAGTATCAGGTAATACTGCAAAATCATATTACGACTTACAAATTACTGGTGTCAAAGCAGTTGTCAACTTTACAACGGCTGGTACTGGTGCAGTTGAAATGTTCTGGAACGGTGCTGGTTCAACTGCGGCTGCACAATATGCAAACTCTGCAACTATCTTCCACATGAACGGTAATAGTGATTACGGTAACGGCGAACAACTACCTTCTATTCTAAACAACTCTGGCAATACTGCTTTAGGTGCGGCAAGTGTTGGTAACGGAGATATTGGTGTATATACGCAAGGTGCAACAGGTAACTCTGCATATACACTAATCGTATCTCTACGTAAGAATAACACTATGTACCAACGTGGTCAGTTCAACGATCCAGCAGCATTCAACGCTGGTGCATACAGAATAACACCATAATAATAATAACAGGAAAGAACATGAAACTAATCAAAGAAGTTGTAGAAGATGTAAACTATCTTATCGAAGAAAAAGACGGTAAGAAAACTTTGTTTATCGAAGGTCCTTTCCTGGTTGCCGAATCGGTAAATCGTAACGGCCGCAAATATCTACGTGAAACTATGGAAAAAGAAGTCCAACGTTACACGCAGGAATACATCAATAAAAATCGTGCTTTCGGTGAACTGGGACACCCAGACACTCCAAGCCTTAACTTAGACCGTGTGTCACACATGAACATGTCACTACGTCAAGAAGGTAATGTTTGGATTGGCAAAGCAAAAATTCTTGAAACACCAATGGGTAACATTGCAAGAAACCTTATCGAGGGTGGTGGCCAACTAGGCGTATCTTCTCGTGGTATGGGTTCTTTGAAATCTGTTAATGGTGTAAACATAGTTCAAGATGACTTTCATCTAGCCACAGCGGCAGATATTGTAGCAGACCCTTCTGCACCTGGTGCTTTTGTACAAGGTATTATGGAAGGCAAGGAATGGATGTTAGTAGACGGTGTTTGGACTGAGATGCATTACGATCAAGCTAAGAAACAAATTCAACAAGCTTCTCGTAAAGATATCGAAGCAGTCAGTCTAATGATATTCGAGAACTTCCTCAAAAAACTTTAAATATAAATATCCAATATAGAAAACAAGGAGATTTTCAAAAATGGGAAAACTAAATCTGTCTGAAGCCGCTCAATCTATTTTAGGTGAAGGCTCAAAAGAAACATTCGATGCAAACATTGCTTCAAAGAAGTCACAACGCTCTAGCGATGGTACTCAAGGCAAAATGAGAGGTTCTGTTGGTCAAGACAAACTACCTACATCTACAGTTGCTGGTCAAAAAGACGTTGGTATGATTGGTCAGTCACCTGAAATGTCTACACAAAACAACGAACTACCAGATTACACAAAAGGTACACCTTCTGCAACACCACCAGGTGCAACACCACCAGTTGGTGCACAAGGCGATGGCGTTGGTGCTTCCACACTAAGCGGTCAACCACAACAAACTATGGGACGTTCAGACATCATGACTCCAACTAAAGCAGATGCAACAAATTACGAAGCAATCCGTGACCGTATTGCAGGCAAATTGGCACCACAAATGATGCAAATGAATACAGGCGCAACATTCGCACAATATGGTGAAGACATGGAAGCATTATTCTCTGGCGAAGCATTATCAGAAGAATTCAAAGACAAAGCATCTACACTATTCGAAGCAGCAGTTACTGCTAGAGTTACAGAATTGGTAGAGTCCGTAGAACAAGAATTGATGGAACAATTCGAAGAAGCTGTTGAATCATACAAAGTTGATTTGGCAACTAAAGTTGATGACTACCTAAATTACTTCACAGAAGAATGGTATGCAGACAACCAAATCGCTATCGAAAAAGGTCTACGTCAAGAAATCGTAGAAGAATTTATTACAGAATTACGTGATGTATTCATCAAACACCACATCGACATCCCAGAAGACAAAGTGGATGTTGTAGAAGAATTGGTTGCTAAAGTAGAAGAACTAGAAGGCGCTTTGAACGAAGAAATCGCTGCTTCTATCCAATTCAAGAAAGAACTAAACGAACACAAAAAATTCGAGGCTATCCACGCAGTATGTGAAGGCCTAAGTCAAACCCAAGTAGAAAAATTGAAATCACTCGCAGAGGGTGTGGAATTTACTACTGAAGAAGAATTTGTTGGTAAACTAGAAACATTGATTGAATCTTATTTCAAGGCAGATGTTGTAGTTGCTGACGAGAATTCTTTGAATGAAGAAGTTGTAGTAGAAGATGAACCTACACAACAAAAGAAAACTAGCTATGATCCTATGATGGAACAATATGCTAAGACAATTTCACAAACCCTCAAAGGATAAATAAAATTTATCTAAACGATACTAATATAGGAGATAATAAACCATGTATCTAACCGAACAACTTCAACAAAAATGGGCTCCAGTTTTGGACCACCCAGAATTAGAAGCGATCAAAGACCCATACAAGCGTGCTGTTACAACATTGGTTCTAGAAAACCAACAAACAGCGTTGAAACAAGATGCTCGTATGTTGAACGAAACAATCTCTGACGGTGGTCCAACCAACGTTACAGGTGCTTCTGTTTCTAACTTCGACCCAATCTTAATCAGCTTGGTTCGCCGTGCATTACCTAACTTGATTGCGTATGATGTTGCTGGTGTACAACCAATGACAGGACCAACAGGTTTGATCTTCGCAATGCGTGCTCGTTATGCTGACCAAGTATCTGGTGAAGCATTCTATAACGAAGCAAACACAATCTTCTCTGGTGCATCATCTGCTCAAGGTACTTACAATAACTACGGTTTCAAAGGTACATACTTAACAGATACTGCAAACAGCGCAATCGCATCAGAAACTGCTAACGCATTTACAACTGGTATCGGTTTACAAACACGTGTTGCTGAATATTTGGGTTCAGACACAAACGCAGTATTCCAACAAATGGCATTCTCAATTGAGAAAGTTACTGTTACTGCTCAATCACGTGCATTGAAAGCTGAATACTCACTAGAATTAGCACAAGACTTGAAAGCAATCCACGGTTTGGATGCTGAAACAGAATTGTCTAACATTCTATCTACAGAAATTCTTGCTGAAATCAACCGTGAAGTTATCCGTACAATCTACGCTTCTGCTGTGTTAGGTGCTCAATACGGTACAACAACTGCTGGTTATTTTGACTTAGATACTGACTCTAACGGTCGTTGGTCTGTTGAACGTTTCAAAGGTTTGATTTTCCAAATCGAACGTGATGCTAACGTTATTGCA